AATATTATTGTAAATTTTATAATATTGTTCGAAGAGTTTGGTTAAGGACTTTAGGTTAAACCAACTTTGTCCGGCAGTAAAATCGTATAATTTCGGTAACTTTTTCAACTCATACATTAAGTTATCAATTCGCAACTTGCTCCCTTTATTGTTATCTTGTAGAAACTGATGGAGTATGCTTTCAAGACGACTAAACCCTGACAATTTAATCATTGTATTTACGAAACTATTATCTTTTAAAATCTCATTTACACGCGCTTCTTGAGTTGCTGGTTTTAACGTGCTAAATTTCTTACCATTTTCGTTTACACCAATCTTCAAGATTTGTTCTGGTGTTAACTTAAATTTGTTACCGTGTTTCTTAACCATTCTGTATAGATATGAGTCTCTTGCACATAAAGGGATAACCCCGATTACAGAATTTTTAAGACCATTGTTCGCAAACTCGGCGTGTACGGTGTTTTCAACTTGTTCGAACATCTCTCTTAATTCACCTGTTATTTCTAATTTATCCGAATCTTCTTCTGTTTGCATATCGTCTGCTTTATTCACTATTACCAATGTATAAATGTGGCGCTGGTTTCTTTTAAATTGGTCTCGAGTGTTATTAATTATGAAGCGCAACATATCCATTTCATCCGAAGTATTTAGACCGGATTGAATGTCAACGAGAAATACCACTAGGTTAAACTTGTGGAAATTGTTTTCCAAATAGTCATAATAAATGTGCTTTGTTCTTGCGTCGTTTAATCCTGGAATGTCATACACATTTACGTAAGAATCCTCTAAAATATTAATATCCAATTTACCGACATTAAAGACGAGCTCTTTGTAATCGCCGCTGTCTAATTTTTGTCCGGATTCTGTCTTTTCTATGATTTCCTTGTTTTTTTCGGATATTATTTTTAAAATTTCCTCTGGTGAAATATCTTGGACGAAGTCATTTTCGACATAAACGGTTGGCCACATAGTGGTCCTTTTAATCTTGCATTGGGTTAATTCTTCGCAAAAGACGCTATTTAGCACGGTCGATTTTCCGGTCGAAACACCCCCTACAAAACATAAATTAATATTGTCGGTTGGTATTTGTATTTCATCTGTTGCGTCCGCGTATTCTTCATCCTGCAAGGAATCTGATTCTTCTTCTAAACTTGCTGCTTCTTGGAAATCTGAGAACTCGTCAATTGTAAGTGTCATATTCGCAAATAGATCTTTGTCGCCTTTTCTGAGTACAAAGCAATTTTCTCTTGTCTTTGGGTTTTCCAATTCATCAATTTGTTTCGCAACTTCTTTCCGAATCTTAGAAACTGCTTCATTCGATTCTAACTTATCTAATCTATCACATAAATATTTTTGTGATAAATATGTCGCAAACCGTTGTTTTACATTAGGATCAACTTTTTCACCGTTTCTTCTTTTCCAATTTTGTAATTCATCATCAAAATGAACTTGGGTCAAAATCGCGTCTGAGTAAGAAGTTCTAGTTGGTTTTGTAAAATTTGTATTGTGAAATTGTGCTTTAGTGTAATCAAACACTCCCTGTAATTTATCATTGTTTAATTTAGTACTTTTAGTTTGCTTTGGCATTTTCTTCTATTACTTTTAATTGTAAATAAAAAAAGAATATTTAATTCAATTTTTATTTTTATTTTTATTTTTATTTTTATTTTTTGTAATATTCAAATTTATAAATCTAAGAAAGCGCCAAAAACACGTTGTTCACTTGGCAATATGTTTGTAACTCGACAACGTTCACCGCGGCACACCCTTGAAACTTGAGTGTTTTAATCTTATGTTTTACATTCTTCAATGTAGTAACCACATCTTTTAGTCCAGGTGCGCTTGTAATAGTTAAAATCTCTAAGTTCGGGAAGTTTTGTATTCCGGTTAGTGATGAGAAAGTTTGATGAGCAACACAATTTAGTGTTAAATCTGTTAAATTACTATTACTAAAATTTGACAAATTATTTATATTATTTCCAGCATTAAAATTGGTGATTGTCAATTTTTTCAATTGATAAAATACATTCATATTCTTCCAAATAGTCTGTCCATGGTCTTGCATAGTAATTTCCTTTGCCGAAATATTGTTCATAATAGTTTGCGAGTTACTTTGTATATCACACCAATTACCTTGAGGCGTGTAAATATTAGTCATAAATATCTGACAGCAATCAATAATTTGCTGCATTTTAGTTACACTCGCTTCTAAATCCGCACACTTCTTCGTCAACATGTCAATTGCTTGCGCCTGTTTTTGCTCCAACTTGTTAAAATTCAGCGTCAATTGCCCATCATTCGACATCAACTTCTCGCGCAATAAAACCTCGAAATTAATTTTCAGAAATCCACCAATGAGCGCTGTAAACGCGAGCTTTAAAACGCCACTATTTACGGCAATTATAACCGAATAATTGCTTTCTTCTTTAAAGCAATTAATAATAATTTTATAGGCGCCCTCAAGGTCAATGGATACACGCAACTCTTTCAAATCGACATTTCCTTCGTAAGATAAGAAATTAACAGTGTCGATAATTTTCATATATATACTTCTCTCGTTCAAGGAAGCAACAACGGAATAATTCTTGTAATTAAATGTTTCGGACATCTTCTGGTAGTAAATAATATACTTTGTAAATTATTTATTAACTTATTTCAATTTTATTTTTATTAAATTAAGGATTTGATTTATTTTTGAGAAGAAGGACAAGGAATAAAACCGTTTGGATTTCCAGTGTAACTAGTATATTGTCCTAAAGTGTTATAACAAGGGAAACACTGTTGCTGAGTGCAAACAGTTGCCAATCGATTTTTCGCGCGACGATTCGATATGCTAGAGGCTCCTACACCTCCTGATCCAGGTTTAAATTTATTATACAAATAAGTGGAACCGTTACACGTAATATTGCCACCGGGCGCCATTTTTGTGCTGCGACGTCCACCTACACCAACGTTTTTCTTATATAAAAATCCTGGAAAATTTGTTTGACTTCCATACCAAAATTGTCCATTTGAAGGTCCTGAACCAAAGACTGACATTATATATATATCTACCTTTAAAAAAGGTAGAACCAAAAGCAAAATCTACTTTTTATAATGAAATAAAGAAAGGTAGAACCAAAATCTACTTTTTATAATGAAATAAAGAAAGGTAGAACCAAAATATAAATTTTATAATGAAATAAAGAAAAGTTAAGCGAAGCAAAAGAAAAAGCAAATTATTTCCTTAATTTTCTAGACTTCCTATTTTTCCTTGATTTCCTTGATTTCCTTGATTTTTTGCCACCCTTGGTATTGGTTAAAGAACAAGTAAATGTATGTTCACCATTTTTCAAATCGTATTCGGCATTTTTACACGCATTCTTAAGATCTTCATCGTAGAACTGATCGACCTTTGTTTCTAATAAATTATTTGCTACATATTTAGAATCAGCAGTTCCTAGTTTGATAGTAGCGTAAATTCCACTCGCAACAGTAATTAATAAAACAACCGCGGCCATTATATATATATATACCTTTAAAAAAGGTATAACCAAAAGCAAAATTAATTAAATTCGTTTTATTTGTGGTTTTTTGCTCCACTTTTTATATTTCATTATAAAAAGTGGATAATGACAACAACCGTTAAATACAATAAACTATCTGTGTTAATCGAACGGTTCCCGGATTGCATGGAAATAATTAAAGACAGTTATTTAGCGTTGTTATCAGAACTGACAGAAGTGTCTAAATTAGAGAATCAAGTATTTTTAGAAAATGTGCTAAAGATAAATCAAATGGGGACAATTATTGTTTGTTTTTTAGAAAACCCGCCATTGCCAGGGTTCAAAATTGTAGCCTCAGGGACATTAATCATAGAACCGAAAATAATACACGGAGGCAAAAATGTTGGTCACATTGAAGACGTAGTTGTGAAATCAAGTTACAGAGGTTTTAGCATAAGTCAAGATATTTTAGATCTTTTGAAAATAGAAGCGAGAGAAAAAGACTGCTACAAGGTAATATTGGATTGCGCTAAAGAAGTCCAACGTGTGTATATTAAATCAGGGTTCGAAGAAAAGGGAATCCAAATGGGTCTGTATTTTGATAATACTTTTTGTAATTTAATATAATATTATATAAATGGCGGAAGAAATAGAAACGCTAACATTAAATGATATATTAGGTCCTAGAACAGTTAATACGCCAACTTGCCAAATATGCGGTGAATCACTATATACTCCAGATTTGTTACCAGTAGAAATAACCACTTGTAGACATAGATTTCATAGACTTTGTTTACAAGATTGGTGTAATAATAATAATAATAGGTATAATAACCATTTAGAAAATTGTACGTGTCCTGAGTGTTTACAAAGTTTTAATTTTAATATCAGGTTAAGAGATTTAACGCAATTAGTAAACGCTAGACGGGACCAATTAGAAGGAGAAGCACAAGGTTTACAAGCGGCACAAGCAGTAGGACAAGCAGTAGGACAAGCAGTAGTACAAGCGCCGGCAGTAGCACAAGCAAATAATTTACAAATTTATACACAACAAAATTATCTCATAGACCGCGCAACACGACGATTTTCCGATTGTTTACCACGAATTGAAGGTAGAAGTATACACGATGACTCAAAACGCATTGAATGGGTTGAAAGACAAATCGTATTTATAAATTCAATTGTAACAAATTTTAAATTTAATGCTTTATATGCGGAACAAATAAGACGCATTTTACCTATAATTAATCGCATAAATGACAATCTACAAAATCAAGATTTTATTACACGATTGTTAGCTCGTAGAGTGTTGCCAAATGGATATCCAGACAAACAATCGTGGTTCAACACATATGTTGATGAATCCAACCCTCTTACAAAACAGTATAATGGAAACCCTAATAGTATATATGATGGTTATGTTCAATTTTTTAGTGTATTATTACTTCAAGGTTGCTATACAGGTGAAACCAGAGGACGGTATGAAATACCAGCAGAAGAGCGAGCAAATTTTAACCCATTACATGACCCACCTATAATTAATTTGTTTAAACAAATGTTTCACTCATATTTATTATGGGAAACAGAAGCAAATATTTTACCATTTTCGCAAGGGAATACAATTTTGAAAGTATATGTACTTGTTCCGCCATCAAATGTCCTTCCAGACCTCAATGCTCGTCCAATTGAAATTGGATTTTTCCAGCGTTATTTCCAATGTTTTTTAGATTTTTTGACGGCGCTATTAGAAGTAAATTATAACCAAGCGTTCCAATTACAAGGTGGTAAACGAAGTCGCGGTAAACGAAGTATTAGAAAAACAAGAAAGCAAAGAAAAAATAAAAAAATGAGAAAAACAAAAGTAAAAGGTAAAAAATAAATGTTATATAATATACTTGTAATGTTATAAGTGTATTATACTTTTTCACAATCTTTTTCTAACGTAGTATAAAGGTTGAGTTTCTGCGCTAACTTCTCCTGCTTCTTTTTGGCTTCGTATATTTTTCTTTTTTCCTTTAAAATTTCCTTATTCTTTTCATGCCACACTTTTTGCCATTCTTGATGCTTTTCCTTATTTTTCTCTCTATATTCTTTTGTTTTTTCAAAAATTTTCTCTTTGTTTTCTGCTCTATATGTCTTCATTTGTTCGGCAATTACTTCTTTATGTTCTTCCTTGTATTTTTTAGTTTGTTCTTTCAGTAATTCTTTATTTTCAAGTCTGTATTTTTCAGTGATCGCTTTTTTTGTCGCTGCTTTTTCTTCTTCACATACAAAAGCACTTACAGAATTTAAATTAGCGTTATTTTCATCAATTAATTCTTGTTCTCTCATTCTAGCTTCCAAATTAGTTTTGCCATAAATTTTATCAATTTCAACCATTTCCCATTCAGTCCAACCACCATTATTTCGAATCGTTTCATATTGTTTAAGATGGTAATGTTTTTTATCATTTTCACAAGTAGTATTTCTAATATGCTGTGTTTTTCTTTTAACAAAATTTTTCGTTTTTCCAATATAACAAAAATTTAAATCTTTATTTTTGGGGCAAATTTTATACATAACAAAATCATAAACTTTTGTATTGTCATTATTTTCGTCATTACAGTCATCACTATCATAGTTCGCTAAAGTATATTCATCCTCCAATTTGGCATTCATATATTCGTCTTCCATTATATACATATTTATATAAAAAGTCTTTAAGTTGTTTTATATAAATATATTAATTTTTACTATTTAGTTCTTCGCTTCGCATAACCCTTTTGCTCTTCGCTTCACATAACCTTTTTGCTCTACTTTTCCCAAAAGTAGAATTAGGAGATCTTTCGCGTGGGAATATCATTGGAAACAATATAGATGGAGTTTTCGGTAATAACAATATACTCAGTTCCGGACTTGTAGAACTTCGCAATTGAACTGGTATACTCTTCCTCGCTCTTAACCAATAGTTTTTCCCCGGTCGCCTCTTTAGCTCCGATGAGTGCCTTCTTCTCGAGCGACGCAGTCCAATAATCGAGCAAAATGGGTTTGTCATCAACGATGGCAAGTTTAGCAGCGTGTTTCATAGTAATATCGGAAGGCAATCGGTAGTTTAATCCACTATCCGAAGTAGACGCGGTAGTAGCAGGTTTTTGGGTAGTTGTTTTTTGTTCTGACATTTTATATAATTTTAGATTTAAAGTCTTTAAATACTTATAATTAATAAATATTTTAATTTAAATATATTAAAATATAAAATACCAACAATGAAAACATCGACACAAAACAAGGACAACAATTTTTCATTGCAAAATCTGGAGAATTACAAAAAACATATAGATAGTGATACAAGTGAGATTACAGAAAAATACCACATGTTGATCGCAGAATATTACAAATTTATTACAGAAAATCTCAAAATAAAAAACAGCAATTTCGCCCAATTTATTATAACGCGAGGTCTAGATACAATAACAAACGTCTTTACCAATATTTTTTACTATACGAAAAACATAGACCTTACATTTTTTCATTGCCAGAAATCGTATTATTTTTATGTTGAGTTTGTTGGTCAAATATCGGAAGACGAAAAGATGTTTTTACAACTGTCGTCACGCGACGCAACAATGTATGTTTATAAAAAAACCATATTTGAAATCAATGATGAAATTAAAAAAAATCACACTGTAAATGTAAACGAACAATTTACGATTATAAATAGTTATATAAACATATACAAAACTTTTCTTTATAAAATAATTCAAACAAGCGATAAAAATAGTATAGAAGTTTTTGAAAAGGTCTGTAAAAAGGTAAATAAAACAAATTTAAACAATGAAAATGTTGTTTTATTAAATACTATAATTGATAAACTGTATTTTGCAATATGCGATATAGATTATTTTTTTGATACAATCCAAGAGTTTTGTAAAAAAATGAAACCCATACATTTGAAAAAATATGAAAAAAATATGTGTTCTGAAGAGATGACAGAAAAACTAAATGAACCACACGAAAAGTTTGTATGCTGGTTATTGAGTTAACGTATTATGATTTTGTTGATATTTTTGTGCTAGTAGATCCACCCTTTTTTGTAGAACCAAATAATAAAACAAGAACAATACCAACAATTGCAGCAACAACAAAAAGACCAAATACATAATAATCCCTATTCCCGCCTCCGCGCTGTACGCTGTGTTTTTTACCAAAAAAATATTTACCAACTAAATATATAATAATTATATACATACAAATTTCAAAATAATATATTATTTCACATTCTGAAGACAACATTTATTATAACGCTAGATAAAATATTAATTTGCTCCTCCTGCTTTTACAAAAGTAAGACCTTTGATTTGACCGAGTTCACCAAGTATTATAAATATTATAAATGCTAAAACTATTGCCATCAAAACAAAACTCATGTTTACGTCACCATCACCACCAACCATTCCTTTATGAGGTTTTTTTCTTAATAAACTAAAAATAATTATTAGCAAGACAAAAATAATTATTCCAAATGACAAAAATCCTAACGGTGTGTTAGTTAAACTCACAAATTTTTCCCAATCGCTCATTTATATAAATAATGCTAGATAAAATAATTATTATTCAACAATATCAACAATATCAACAATATCAACAATAATACTTTTCTTGCGAATCTTTGTTTTCTTAATGTCTTTCGCACTATTTACAAAGTTTTCGGTATTTTTCTGAGATATATTTTTATACTCGTTATTTAAGACAACTTTAAGAAACTCATAAATAATCATAAGCACATTTTCATCACATTTGCCGACAATTAAAACACTACCAGTCCTGAATATCATAAAAGATACTTCGCTAATATTTTTATATAATGATTTATTTTCTTCGGAAATTTGACTACCACATTGTATTCCCACGTCGGGATTATAATAAAACTTACATTGTATTCCAGGATAAGAGCACGGATCATAAATGGATTGAATATTATACTTCATTTTTAAAATATCATATAGTTCTTCGCGATTAATAAAGAAACCGCAATTGAAATTGGAGTTGATCAGCACTGTTTCTTCAGAATTATTCTTATATGATAACACGTTATCTTTAACAAACGGTTGTAAAATTTGTATTACTTGGTTTAATAATAATTGAAATGTGACCTCATTTTGAACGCCTGGTATTTCCAGTTTGCCTGTGTTAAATACCTTGACGTGGAATTCTTTATATAATTCAGCAACCTTCATCCTTATAATAAGGACAAAACAATTGTAAAATGCACTCTTCTTTTTACATCTATAACTCATAATGTCTTTTTTAGAAATTCCAATACTAATTTTGCGAATATCTTTAAATTTGATTCGTCCGCTTGGGTTATTAATATTGGTAATAATATGTTCTTCAAAATAAGATTCACCTTTAAGTTTTGATTGGATAAATTCTAATTCTTCAATGGTTGAACTATTAAACTTCATTTGCTTCTTAATGACACCATTCGAAGGTCTTGCGTAAGGAATAACCGGTATAGTCCAAAATATATCTCTAAGGTTAATCGGCACATTTAGATAAGCGATTTTGGTTTTAGTGGATATGTAAATATCAGAAGCTTTAGGAGTCCCAGAATTTATTTCCATTGACAGATTTGCCGAAACCAACTTTTCTGTAGAATGAATAAAATTGTTAATTTCTTCTTCGTCGTCTGGCATATAATCATCGTCATCATCATTACTAGACGATATAAAAGTTGCCCATTCTTTGTCTATATCTAAACTCATTGTCTTATATCTATCTTTGTTTATATCTTTATATTCTTTATATTAATTTATTTCAATTATTTTTTTTATTCTTTAATATAAAGAATGCTCTCTACTTTGTACTACACCAAAGAAAGAAGTTCGATTATTCCGACAAAAAATAATTTAACAACACAAATAAACAATACCAGTCCAAAAGGTGAATACAGTCGCAAACAAAATTGCTTCGACCCCTCAAAAAGTTCGCCTCCGAATGATTTTATGTTAAAATTACATATGAGAATATCAAATTATAATTTAACTCATATTGTTGATGATATAAAAGATGATATGCGTGACAGTGAATAATAAATATGAATATTATTATTTATATTTTGCGAATGCATTAGATTCTCTACAAAGTAGAAAAATTCTGAATTTGTATATTGTGACTTATTTCGAATAATATAATTTAAAAAATCCTTAATTATATTCTTTTTATCAATATTATACTTGATACTTATTAAATGAACGTATGTGCAAATAGTTTCTAGTTTTTCTCTCTTTATAATTTTATTAATAATATTTTCCCAAATATCATTGTCAATGCAAATATTTGTATCGCCGTCATAATTGTTTTTCATAATATCCTGATTTGACTGTATAAAATTAATCATGCTACGAATATCAGATCTATAAAGTTTTTGAATACACTCAAGCAATTTATATGACATATTTAAATTTTCTTTTTCTGAAATATGTTTCAAAAACCCAATAATATTTTCTTTCGGTAATTGGTTAAATCGTAACCTTATAAATTCATTTTGAAGTCCTTCGTCTATTTTGCTAATGTAATTACATATCAGGCAAAATCGGACATTGTTTGAGTAGTTTTGTAATAAATACCGCAACGCCTGCTGAGCATTTTTGGTCATATAATCTACTTCGTCTAATATAACGAATTTCATTCCAGTGTGAAAGAGTGGTTTGGAATTGACAAAACAACTGATTTGATTTCTGATAATGTCAATACCTCGTTCGTCGGATGCGTTTAAATGAATAATCAGGTCTTTATTCTTTTTATTTAGTTTCTCTTGGTATGCGTTTATCAGATTGATTATGGTGGTCGTTTTACCGGTTCCTGGAGGTCCATAAAATAACAAATTTGGGAAATAGGATGTGTCGATAATGTTTTTCAAAATTTGTTTGTTTAGTGGGTCTAATACAATGTCTTCGAAAATTTTTGGTCTGTAAAATTCTACATACGGTATGCCGCTACTTGTCATTTAATTATGTATTGTCATTTATTTAATATATAATTAAATAAAATAATTGAAATTAAAATATTAAAGATAAATAATTGATAAAACTATAATGACTACTTCTAGCAATAATATTGGATACCTTGAACTATTTATCGGTTCTATGTACAGCGGCAAATCAACAAGGTTAGTTGAGATTTATAATCAGTGTAAATTTTGTAACATTCCGGTAACAGTAATTAATCATATAATTGATAACAGATACGACAATGAATTATTATCAACCCACGACCAAGTTAAAATTCCGTGCTTACAAGCGTGTGAACTAAATGATATTTGGTTAAATGACGGATATAAAAAATCAGGCGAAAAGAAGGATTTATGGGCGCATAACGCGGTAAGAGATTCGGATGTCATTTTAATAAATGAAGGACAATTTTTCCCAGACTTGTATGATGTGGTTATAGATATGATATCGCAAAACAAGAAGGTTTATATTTGTGGTTTAGACGGTGATTTTGAACGAAAGAAATTTGGGCAGATTTTGGATTTAATACCAATGTGTGATAAAGTGACAAAGTTGACATCATTGTGTTCGCAATGTAAAAATGGTACACCTGGAATATTCTCGATGCGTTTAACAAATGAAACTGCTCAAACAGTAGTTGGTTCAGACAATTATATTCCGGTGTGTCGTAAATGTTACAAGAATTAGTGAAATAATGAGGTAAGGATAATATATATTTTAAAACAATTTAAATTTGTTTTAACTTATAAATTATAACTATATGGTAAAGGATGTTGTTGAGATAAAACAAAAAAGAGGTAGAAAACCTAAAAACCTAATGATTATTGATAATGACAACGCGATAAAGGATGCGGAAATAAAGGATGCGGAAATAAAGGATGCGGAAATAAAGGATGTGGAAATAAAGGACGCAAATATTATTTTTTCTATTGAGGAAAATGATACAAATGATACAAATGATACAAATGATACAACTATAGAAGAACAAAAACCGATAGGTGGTAAAAAACGTGGTCGAAAACCAAAAGGTGGAAAAATAATACAACAAGTTATACCAATTAATAATAATAAAGAAACGAAACCGAATGTTATTTTACATCTTAAATGTTCTTTAAAGGATTTACAAAGCAAATTAAATTTAACAACCAATATTGAATCTTTTAATTTTTCAGCAAAAAATGATTTAAATTATGAAATTATTAGTTCTAATATACAAAATTCATGTTTCGCTGATAAAAACAATAATTATAGTAATAACGCTATTTACAATCATGATGACGAATATAAAAACGAAGATAGAATTGAAAATATAAATGAAGACGGAAATGAAGATGAAGACGATGATTATTATTCAAAAGGTAAACGTAATGATATTCGCGAAGTGTGGAAAAAACTAAAACAATTACAACATAATTTACACATTAATAACATAAGTAACAAAAAATCGGCGTGTTTCTGGTGTACTTGTGATTTTGACAATCCACCTATATATATACCAAAGCACTTTATTAAGGATTCTTACCATGTTTATGGATGCTTTTGCAGTCCTGAATGTGCCGTTGCGCATTTAATGGAAGAAAATATAGACAGTTCTGCTAAGTTTGAAAGATATCATTTAATTAATAATATTTATTCTAAAATTTATGATTACAATAAAAACATAAAACCCGCACCAAATCCATTTTATTTATTAGATAAATATTATGGTAATTTGAGTGTTCAAGAATATAGGTCTTTATTAAGAAACGAAAGGTTATTCCTGGTTGTTGACAAACCATTAACGCGCATTTTACCAGAATTGCACGAAGATAATGATGATTTTATTATTAACAACAAAATTATACCCACAAATACACTTGTGATTAAAAAGAAATTACAAAGAAAAACGCAAACTAAAACTAATATTTTAAGTGAGAAATTTGGACTAACATAGTAAAATAATATACTAGATAATTTTTAGTATATTATTTTTTATTTATTTATAATATAATGGATATGTTTAATTATAATAATGGTTCAGATACTTTTTTTTCTAATATACAAAATATAATTAATTATATTATTGAAAACCATCATAAATTTGTATTATTATTATTTGTATTTATTATCATATATTTTGTGGATTACATTACGTATATTAATGGAATATTGTATGGTGTAACTGCGCCACCAGGTTTACCTAGTTTGAAAACACATATACAACATATAAAAAATCCTAAAAAGAAGGGTAAGGGAAAACGTGTTTAAATTTTTCTGGATTTTCTGGATTTTCTTGCTTTTCTTGTTTTCCTTGATTTTTTTCTGCGTTTTCCTCCTGCTGCTACTCCTGGCGGTGCTTTTCCTGGCACCCAATTATCCCAATCTGAAGAACCATCATTATCTCTTCGTCTATATGTATATTCATTTTGTTGTTCAATTTTGTAATCGACAGCTTCTAACAGTTCGGGTGAGAAACCACCATCACTTGTTTTACACCTTTTTACATTTCAAACGCCGATTTTTATATAGTTTTATAAAAATTATATAAAACTATTTATATAATATAGTTAATGGATAATAATGAATTACAAGAAAAAATTAAATTATTAGAACAAGAATTAAATGAAACCAAAGAACATCTTAAAAAATATACTTCTCCAATAAGAAATAAAATATATTATGAGGAAAATAAAGAAAAACATAAACAAAAAGTTAAGGAATATAAGGAAAAAATAAATTACAACTCAACATTAGCACCAGAGAAAAAAAAAGAATACGCAAAACAAGCATATCTTAATAAAAAGGCAAAAATGAAAAAAATGAATGAAAACGAAGATGTTTAGGAATATTATATAATTAATTAAATTAACTATATAAAATATAATCTTTAGTAATTATATAGAATGAAAGGAAAGAAGAAAAAGTTAAAGGACGAATTCAAAGAGTTTAGGAATAATGATAAATCTGCTTACAAAACTTTCAAAATACCACTCAAAACCATTTTATTGAATGGTAAAATGATACAACCTGATATAAATAATTTGGTTTTTGAAATGAACGATTTAGTTATTCATACTTATCAATTTATTCGGTTATATGTTTTGAATTGTTATACAAATAAACAACCCTTACCTGAATTAGATGAAATATTTATTTCCTATTGTATAAAATCACTTGGAACAAGAGATAATAGAGGAAAGAAATGTAAGGATACGGAATTGTTAGAAACATTAGAAAAGTTTTATCAAGAAGAATACCAACCCTTACTTAACCATACAAAAACCAATTTGAAAAACACTTCTTTTTTACTTCCTTATTTAGCAACGCAAATTCATACTTCTTTACACAATAATCTACAAGAACATTTTATCCAGCACTTTTTAAGATTTATCAATATAACAACATCAAAAATAACTGAAGATAAATCTATTTTATTCAAATTGAAACATCAACTTATGAACTTGAATAATGAAACTGATGAAATGTTTAATGAATGGAAAAATACTCATTTATCCAACATTTTACCTACTGAAATTAAAAAATCAATTCATTATGATGTGAAAGTTAGACCTTTTGAATATTTGAAAGGATTGTTGTATATGAATTCCATATTAGAAAAAATGGAAAGTAAGTTATTTCAACCATTACCATTACGCAACAATATTATTCCAAAGCATATTATTATAGATACTGCGAGTTTAATAAATTTATTCTGCCCTGAAAAAGACAAAGATGGAAACAAAAACAAAAAGGGGATTTTATTAAGTAATCTAAAAGATAATCAACGTGATATTTGGAATAGTTTTTTGAACTTGAACCATAAAATATTTAGAAACCAACATTATCAGTTTCATCATCAAATTCAAACGGATGGTATTTCGTGTTGCTTGTTGTTTATTAGAAAAGATTTGAAGGATAAAAAATGGGGTTCAAGAGTTCCTGTTTTAGAAGAACAAGATTTTTATAATATTGAAGATTTATCAAAGGAACAATTAGACACTTTGAAAGAAAGGAATATTGTTGGATGCGACCCTGGTAAGCGTTCATTGGTTTATATGATGGATAAAAATGGTAATAAATTACAATATACAGCACCGCAAAGAAAAAAGGAAAGTAAAGCAAAATGTAATGAACGAATATTATTATTGGAAAGAAAACGGAATGGTATTATAGAAAAAGAAACTCATTTATCATTACAAAATAGCAAATCTGTGGATTATAATAAATTTAAGATGTATCTTGTTGAAAAGGATAAACTGAATAAAGAAACAACCGAATTTTACAAACGAAATGTTTGGAGAAAAATGAAATTTAGACAATATAGTTATGGTAAGAAAAGTATAGACACATTTTTGAATAAAATCAAGGAAACTTTTGGTGAAAACATACTTATTGGTTATGGTAATTGGAGTAGGAGTACTCAAATGAAACATTTTATGCCTACGATGAATAAAGGATTAAGGAAACTTATTCATAAAAAATATGATACAATTACCATTAACGAATGTAATACAAGTAAAAAGTGTTGTGATTGTAATAAGGATTTGGAATATTACAAAGATAAAGAAGGGAAGAAAGTATTTAGGTTATTAGTCTGTTCTAACTGCGTGAGTTGCGAAAACAAAAAAATCGTATTTAGAACCAGAGATGCTAATTCTTCCATAAACATAATGAAACTAACTCAATCTTGGATAGAAAAACAAGAACGACCATTATGTTTCCATATTTCGTCTTTCACTTCTTCAAAAATAAAATTAGAAGAGGAAAAAGTAAGACCATCGTAGGTGAAATTCCTACTATTGATTTTATGCCTTTTATTTTTTATGTCGTTAAATCGGCGTTTGAAATGTAAAAAGGTGTAAAAATATTTGGGTTTATAACCTTCCCATCATTTTTCCTTATATCTATTTTATATATTCCGTCTATATCATTTTTAAATTTAACAAATGAACCTGGAAACATATATGTATATGGTGTTGGTGCTGGTGTTGGGGTTGATTCGTTATCCAAATCATCCTCCTCTTTACTTGGTGAACTAAATAAACCTCCCATTTATATAAATAATATAAATATAATAATTATATTATTTTCAATATACGGACCAAGTTATAACCTTCGCGCTTCACCTTTTTCAACACGCTCATTATAATTGCGCATATTTTTATCAAGACGGTGTCTTAGCTGCTTATAAATTTCCTGATTCAATGACTTAACAGGTTCCACTTTTTTTTCGACAACCCCCAGATATGATTTAATTACTGCTATATGGTCGTAATTAAATGCTTTCAATTTTTCCTTTGAGACCTCTTCCGTATAATCGGTTTGTCTCATAATTATTTGTACCTTTTCGTCAATTTGTCCGGATTCAAAAAATGAGATATTGTCTGCCATATATGAATTAGATAAATTATTTTTTAAATCATATTAAACGAATAGTTATATATATTATTAATAAAATGGATAGAACTATTGCGCGATTAAACACTGAAGAAATTATTAACGAAGTAAATAATGTTATTAAAACTGGTTTGGAAAAATTACTAGTTGATCATTTATGTCGTTATGAATTATTGGAAAAAACACATGAAGAAATTATGAATTTGTCGAGTGTTAGAAATCATCTAAATTTGCCAAAATGTGAAACAATTGTAACAAAAGATGTAAGTGCGGATTTAGATACAAAATATGGTAATATGATAGAAAAATTGTTAACTAGAATAGACGAGTTAACGTTAGAAGTAAATCAACTTAAACATTCATATAAACCGGAACATGTTGAAGTAGTAAAACTAGAACAAAAGGAAAATATTAAATTAGAAATAGAAGAAGCGATAGTCTCGAGAGAAGAAGAAGAAGCGAGCGAAGAAGAAGAAGATGATGAAGATGAAGAAGAAGAAGAAGAAGAAGAAGATGATGAAGATGAAGAAGAAGAAGAAGAAGATGAAGAAGATGATGAAGATGAAGATATATGTTCAGAATGTGATTGTAAGGTTATTTTAAAGGAGGATATCATAATTGTAGATGGTAAAAAATATTGTGGTGCTTGTAACCCTTCAACCACCACAGTCGCAAACTTAGAAGAAGAAGAAGAAGTAGAAACTGAAAAATCCGAATCGGATGATCAAAATGAAATAGAGACGGAGGAAATAGAAAGCGAAGCAGAAGATAAGAGTGAAACTGAAGAGTACATTGAAATTGATATTGATGATATAACCTATTGTACAAACAACGAGGAGAATGGTTTTATTTATGAACTAACTGAAGACGGCGATGTGGGCGACAAAGTTGGTTATTTAAAGGATGGCGAACCATTCTTTTACGCTGATGAAAAATAAAATATACGTCTATTATAATAATCCATGATAAATTTATGCGCACCTGCAATTATTTATTTAATTTTTTCAATCACTCAAATACTAATAGATACATTTAAGGGACTGTATAATACTGCTTTGATGAAAGTAATTGTTATGATATTAGTAACAATATTATTAAATATTCTTTGTGAAAAAGGTTTAAGTGTAGTATCATGGGTAATAGTATTTATTCCTTTTATTATGATGACAGTAATAGTAACCATGTTATTATATATATTTGGTCTAAACGCATCAACTGGGACATTAAACTATAATTGTAATAATACAAATACAACTCCTACTATAAACGGTGTAACACTTGATGCTTCAGGAAATATTATTATTTATGACCCTGAATATAATTCATTACAAAAACCAGTTTATTATCAATCACCAAATATAATTGTCCCGAATCCTATAAATAATAATACACAACCGCAATCAAATACAGTTATTATAACCAAAAATTCTATGAATTGGAGTTCTAGCAGTCCAGCATACCAAAGTTAAAATATTAATAAACGATTTAAAAGTAAAATCAGTTATTAATTATCAATGATATATTTTATCGCGAATTTTGTAAGAACCGTTATATTTTCGTTTTTGTTAAATGATTATTTAAAACGCAGATACACTAAACAATATGAAGACTTTTTGGTCAAAGTATCATTTAATGCCGTATACGCATTTAGTGTGATCCAAATAAAATTGAAACATGTGCAAAAATATATGTACAAGTCGAATCCAAGAATAGCAGAATTATTAAAAACATATAATAAACCCGATATTAAAAATAATATTGATTATGTTTTAGATGGAAAGATTATTTATTCATCATTTTATAGTTCTAATTCTAGTTCTAATTATAATAAAGATGACCGTCCTGTTATTTATGATTTTATAATTTCATCATATCATACATTCGAAAATAATTGTGTTTATAAAAAAATAATAAGCGAATCAGATGAAATTGATGAAAATGATGAATCTGATATTAAATTTATACTTGTAGAGTTAAAAATTGGTGACAATACATATAAAATTGATCTAAAAACAAATACATACAATTTTTATGTAGTTGGAAACCGTTTTACAAAGCATTTTTTCTTATATTATATGAAAGTAATTATGATGTTGAACGAAGAGATCGAAACGGATACAAAATTTCTTGTTAAAATTATAGATCATAATGTAGAGGAGTTTGAAATAGATTTTATCGATACAAATGAAGGTATAATGTTGGAGAAAACAAACTATAAAATAGTTTCATTTGTTCATACTAAGGATACTAAGGATACTAATGATGATAATGATACTAAGGATGATAATGATACTAAGGATGATACTAAGGATGATAATGATACTAAGGATGATAATGATACTAAGGATGATAATGATACTAATGATACTAATGATACTAAGGATACTAATGATACTAATGATGATAATGATACTAATGATGATAATTAAATGAGAAAATGTGTAAAATAGAATAATATATTATTTTAAAACAATTTAAAAAAAAAATGAAATATTTAAATACAAATGGAATCCCAGCAAAATACAATGACAACTGAAACAATGAATAAGGAAGAATATAATAAGTTATCAGACAATTGGACACTTTGGGCACATTTACCTCATAATACAGATTGGAGTATTAAGAGTTATATACCAATTTCAACATTCACGACTGTAGAAGAAACAATAGCTGTAACCGAGACATTGCCGCCAATTTTAGTGGAAAATTGTATGTTATTTATGATGCGTGAAGGCATTAAACCAACTTGGGAAGATCCAAAAAATAGAAATGGTGGTTGCTTTTCATACAAAGTTTCAAATAAAAATGTTTATAAGGTTTGGAAAGATCTATCTTATGTTGTAGTTGGCAACACAATTAGCAAGCAGTTGTCATATGTGAATTGCGTAAATGGGATTACCATTTCTCCTAAAAAAAATTTCTGTATTATAAAAATATGGATGTCAGATTGTTCAAATCAGAATCCGGCAGTTGTCACTAGTGATTTGAAAGGAATATCACCACAGGGTTGTTTGTTTAAAAAACATACACCAGAATATTAGAATAATAATAATAGAAAATATCCATTTAAAAATTTACCGAAATAATAAAATATAATGAAGTATCCATATATTATATTTTATAGATTTGAAAAATATACTGATATTGATAAATTTTTTATTGCGAATAATGAAAAACTAGATTGTTCTTTATTTTTCACAAGTGATAAAGAAGATTTAAATAAACTGTTCGATTCTAATTACCAAATTTTAATTACTTATGGAGACGATGAATCAGAATACATACAAAACGTGAATTCCATAATAGCAGACAGAATGCATAATCGTTGGATACATTTTAAAGATATATCAAATATCAGCGAGTTTAACCGTGCAGTGAATTATTGTTTTATACATAATTGTACATTAGAAAGACAAAATGTTAGACCAGTGTTTTCTGTTTTTACGCCAACATATAACTCCTATCATAAAATAAAAAGAGCATATAACAGTCTTAAAAACCAAACGTTAAAGGACTGGGAATTTGTAATTATAGATGACTCGCCAGACGACGAACATTTTAATTTTTTGAGAGAATTAATGATAAACGATTCAAGAGTTCGTCTTTACAGAAAAAGCGAAAATAATGGCAATATAGGCAATGTTAAAAACGAAGCAGTTGGATTATGTAGAGGAAAATATGTGCTAGAATTTGATCATGATGATGAAATTTTGCCGTTTGTCTTAAACGACGCAGCTATATACTTTGACACAAATCCCGATGTTGGATTTATTTATATGGATTGTATTTCATTATATGAAAATGGCGCAAACCATTTTTTCGGTGATTTTATTTGCAAGGGTTATGGAAGTTATTATTGTCAAAAATATAATGGAAAATGGGTTTATGTTTATAATACGCCAAATATCAACAATATTACGCTAAGTCATCTTGTGTGTTGCCCAAATCATCCAAGAATTTGGCGCAAAACCGCATTATTTGAAGCCGGAAATTATTGCGAATTTTTACCTATTTGCGACGACTATGAGATTTTACTTAGGACTGCTCTTACGACAAAAATTGCGAAAATACATAAATTCGGTTATATTCAATACATGAATGATAATAACAATAATTTTTCTTTAATTAGAAACGGAGAGATAAATCGAATTGGACCGTATTATATAAGTCCGATATTTTACAACCAATATAAAATAAATGAGCACATGAAAGAGTTGGGCGCGTATGAAGACGAACAATATATTCATATGAATAGCAAAATTTGGAAACGAGATGCTAAAACGTATACACATAAATATTGTAACAAAATAGTGAATTTAGATTATGATAAACAATATTGCATTATTGGATTAGATTCGTTAATTTTAAATATGGAGAAAATTTCTTCTCTCTATGAAGATTCTAGAAATGATTTTTTTGTAATCGATAACAAGTGTGATCTTGGTCATTTACAGTATATGTTAGACATTTATGGATTTTCACGATTTAAATGTTATACATTAATTGATGAAACACCAGAAATATTAATTAACTTTTTTTTGTTACAGTATAAATCGTGTGAAAAATATGAAATTATTAATGATTTTGTATATAAACCAAAATATAATACAAATTTTGACCAACGTCATTTAGTAATTAACCACATAAGTAACCCTGATGACACATATTTGGAAATAGGTGTGGAAACTGGATACACATTTAATAACGTACATTTTCAAAATAAAACAGGTGTTGACCCATTGCCGCATTTTGAATCGGAACAATTGGTTCTAAAAACATCGGATGATTTCTTTTTAGAAAATATAGATACAGATACAGATACAATTAAAAAATTCGATGTTGTTTTTATTGATGGACTGCACCAATGTGAGCAAGTTGTTCGAGATGTAAATAATAGTTTACAATGTTTAAATGAAAATGGGTTAATATTACTCGACGATATAATACCATTAAACTATCATGAACAATTAAAGGTTCCGATTAAACACAAAATACAAAATGGAGTTCTGAAAACAATGGTTCCTTGGACTGGCGATGTATGGAAAACAATGTATCATATTTTGTCTGATTACTCTGAATATATTGATTTCCAATATTTTTATCATGTGAATTATCGATGTGTTGGTGTATTACAAATTAAGATACCTTTTCAAATACCCGACACCGAATTAGATGCTATTAATAATTATACTTATGAAACCGATTTTGTCAAATATATTAATTTGATTGAACAATACAATAAATAATCCAAAAGCATTGTGTTTTTTATTATAATAAAAATAATATTATAATAAATATGTTGCGACTATTAAGATTGAATAGCGTTTTACTAAAATATAATAATGAGGTCTATAAATATTTTGTGTTATATAAGTTATCGATTATTCAATGTTTTTTATATGAAGAATATGTAATAGTAGAAGAAGAAACAAAAAAGGAAAAAATAGAAGATGATTGGTCTGAAATTAACTTTTATGATTATCTAAAATAGTAAATATTTTCTACAAATTTTATCGGTTTCTTTGAAATAATATTTTTTTTATTACTTTTATCAGTCGAACTTGTTCTTTCATCAGTCGAACTTGTTCTTTCATCAGTCATTTTCATTTTTTCAACTTCGCCTATTTTAAACGACGCTTGTTTCATATAATTAAATAATATAAATATCATTTTAAGTTATATTATTTTTAAAATACTAATTAAAAAGAAAAATATTATATTTCATATAAATGGAATTATTAGAATCGAGAGAAACAAAAGAATATAAATTGTGTTTAAACATGATTGTTAAAAATGAAGAACATATAATTAGAGACACATTGACGAAACTATTAAACAAAGTCAAGACAATTGATTATTGGGTGATTTCAGATACTGGGTCAACAGATAACACTAAAAAAATAATTATAGATTTCTTCAAAGAGAGAAATGTCCAAGGTGAATTATACGATGACGCATGGGTCGATTTTGGACATAACCGAACACTCGCACTAGAACACGCGTTTAAAAAAAGCAATTATTTATTAGTATTTGATGCCGACGACGAAATATGCGGCGATTTTGTTTTACCCGATTTAAATTTGGACTCTTACCATTTCCAGTTTGGCGACGCAAATGGCGTAAGTTATACAAGAGTGCAAATTGTAAATAACAAGAAACAATGGAAATATGTGGGTGTTTTACACGAAGTTATTACTTGTATCGAGCATACTCAATCTTCAATCATTATTAAAGGTAACTATTATACAATTTCTGGCAAATCTGGCGCGCGAAGTCGTGACCCAAATAAATATTTAAATGATGCTTTAATCCTTGAGAAAGCATACAACAAAACAAAACAAAATGGAGACGAACTTTATAACAGATATGGGTTTTACTGTGCAAATAGTTATTATGATTCTGGAAAATGGGAAGACGCAATTAAATGGTATAAAATCACGCTCGGCAACAAAAATTGGGACCAGGAAAAATATGTATCGTGTTCAAGAATATACAATTGTTATAACGCATTAAATCAAAAGGAATATGGTTTCTTCTATCTAGTTCTCTCTTTCTCTTATGACAAAGAGAGAGTAGAATGTTTATATGAATTAGTTTCATATTATTGTTGTAATAATTTAAACGATGTTGCGTATAATTATTTTAATATTGTCAAGTCATTTTACAATGAGAGATATTTAACAGAGGATCTTAACCAAAAATTATTTTTGGATGTAAGCAAACCGAATTTGTTCTTACCTTATTACATGATTTTGGTAGCAGATAAAGTAAAAGACTATACTACAATATTACAAATGTATAAAATTATTTTTACAAAGAAACATATAGAGAGAAATAGTCATTATATTGGAAATATGTTATATAATTTACAGTTTTTCATTGACAACGCTATTTTTCAAAATGACGTCACTTTTTTACCCTTATTCCAAAGATATATTGATTTTTTAATTTCCATAAACTACCCGATTTATAATCATAATGATTTTATGGTTAAATACGAAAAATATGGTATAATATTGCCAAATCCATCAAACCCAACGTTCTCTCTAGATGAATGTTTAAAGAGTAAAAATATATTGGTTTATGCGGGTTATGCTCCGTTTAAATGGAATTATACGTTTAGTCTTAACAACGCTTTAGGTGGTTCTGAAACCGCGATCGCGTGCTTAACCAAAAATTTCCCAGAAGATTATACTATTTATGTAACCGGAGATGTTGAAGAAGAAAAGGTAGATAATGTAATTTATATTCATTTTAACAATTTGAAAAATTTAATAAATACAACACCATTTCACAGTGTCATTGTTTCAAGATATTTGAATTTTTACGAACATTACAGAAATTTTTCGGCATATCAAACCTATATTTGGGCGCATGACATAACATTATACGCATATGGTACCGATTTATCAGTTGAAAGTATTTTAACAAAATGGTCAGCGAAAATAACTGGTTGTATTTGTCAAACAGAATGGCATCGAAACCTTTTTCTCTCTTCGTTCCCTCAATTAAAGGATAAAATCAATATCATAAATAATGGAATCAATTCAAACATGTTTAATTCTGTGCAAGTAAAGAAGGTGATTAATCGATTTATTTACACGTCGTGTAGTGAACGCGGTTTATACAAATTGACACAATTATGGTCAAGTATTTTGGAACAGTTACCTGACGCTGAACTAGTTGTTTCTTCCTATAATAATTTTCCAAAATCAGAGGAAGATAACAAGATTGTAGAAATTATCAATAAAACGCCATCCATTAAACACGTTGGTAAATTAAATAGAACCGAATTATACAACCTAATGTCGAGTGCCGAGTATTGGTTGTATCCCAGTTATTTTCAAGAAACATCGTGCATTACTTCTCTCGAATTGTTAGCATCGGAAGTTATTTGTTTGTATTATCCGGTTGCTGGATTAGTTAATACTGTTGGTAATTACGGTATCCAAATTTCAGAAAGCAATGAAATCGACGCGTTATTAAATTTATCGATTAAGAAAAAAACGGAGTTAAAGAAGAAAGGAAAGGAATATGCGTTATCGTGCAGTTGGAAAAATAGAGCAAAAGTATGGTCAGAATTAATTTTTAAAAATAATTATCTAGAAAAACAATTATCGCCAACTGAAAAAAGAATGTTTTATTTGTACGAGTCATTCTCTATGCCAGAAGCTCATACAAAAATGTTAAAAACTATTAGTGATTCTTTTACGCCTAAAGTTATATATGATATAGGTTCAAATACATTGCATTGGACAAAAGAAGTCAAAAATATTTGGACTAATTCAGAAATTTTCGCATTTGATGCTATTCAAGAAGCAGAAGAATTATATAAATCTAAAAATGTAAAATATAATATTGGAGTGTTAAGTGATATTGATAATAAGATTGTAAAGTTTTATGAAAATAAAGAAAATCCTGCAGGAAACTCATATTATAAAGAAATTGGTCATCCTAATTCGGTTAATATATTTCCAGAAAATTCATATACAGAGAGAATAACCATGACATTAGAAACTGTTGTAAAACGCAACAACTTTTTATTACCAGACCTTGTTAAAATAGATGTTCAAGGTGCCGAATTGGATATTTTAAATGGAGGAATGAATATTATTAATAATGCTAAGTATTTAATTATAGAACTACAAAATGTTGAGTACAATCGAGGCGCGCCATTAGAAAATATCACAATTGATTTTTTAAATAAAAATGGATGGGAAATAGTTGAGTCAAAATTTTCTAATAATGGTCCTGACGCAGATTACTTATTTATAAATAATAATTATAAAATTTCTGATAATAATGAAGGGTCAAAAGATATTTGGGTTTTTTCTCCTGGCACTTATATGTACACGCCGGTTATTCAATATATTGAAAATTTATCAGACTATAAAAAAACAACAATTATATCAAATGATATTAACTATATAAATCATCTTAATCCACATAAGATAATATTTTTGCTAAATCCATCAAGCAGTGAATTATTTGAAAGAAGTAGTTTGGATAAATTTATTAATAAAAATTTTGCATTTTTACAATTAGAACCGTTGACATTACCTTGTCATTTAAATCAAATAATTAGTTATTTTAATAAATATTCATATTTAAAAAAATATCCTATATATGATTATAGTAAAACTAATATTAGAATTTTAAATGAAAATGGTTTTACTAACTGCATTCATTTACCTTATAATTGTCAACCTAGCGAATTAGATTTTTTAATCAAATCAAACACTAAAAATAAAGAATATGATTTTGGATATATATATGACTGGATACAAGTTAACAATGGTGTAAAATCATTTCCAATAAAACCACCGAGAAGAAATAAAGTAGCAGAATTTTTAATTAATAATGGGTTTACTGTTAACCTAATAGCTGGTTATGGTGAAGATAGAGATAGTGAATTAGGTAAATGTAAAATAATTTTGAACGTACACGGTCAAATTAACGAAAACCCGAACCCTTCACGTGATGAATGTAGCAATATTTTTGAACATATACGTTGTGATAGATTATTGAAAAGTGGTTATACTATTTTATCGGAAACAAGTTATGATTTAGACACAGAATTTATAAATAAATACTCAAATCTTAAGATAATTAATTATAAAGACTTCTTTAATTTAGATGTAATTAATAAAATATTACAAAATCAACCACGTAAGAAGATTGTAGACTGTTTTATATTTTATAATGAATTAGATCTATTAAATTATAGATTAAATATTTTAAATGATTGTGTTGATTATTTTGTGCTAGTAGAAGCTACCCATACGTTCGTAGGTAAAGAAAAACCTCTATTTTATCAAGAAAATAAAGAATTATTTAAAGAATTTAATCACAAAATTATACATATTATCGTTGATGATTTTTCACATAAGTACCCGAATATAAATATCGAAAAGGGGGAACAATGGAATAATGAAAAATTTCAGAGAAATTGTATTAAACGAGGATTAGATAAACTTCAATTAAACGATGATGATATTTTTACCGTAACAGATTTAGACGAAATACCAGACCCAAATATATTTGAAAAAATCAAAAAAAATGAAATAAATATTGATGTAGTTACAATTGAATTAGATTTTTATTATTATAATTTAAATTGTAAAATAAATGGTAAGTGGCCTCTTTCCAAAATGATTTCTTATAAAAAATATAAAGAACTGAATATTTCTTGCGAAGAAATAAGACAAAATATGTCATTCGAAATAATACCAAACGCAGGTTGGCATTTAAGTTATTTTGGAAATGAACAATTTATAAAAAATAAAATAGAAAATTTTGGTCACCAAGAACTAAATATAGCAGATTTCACTGATGAAAATAAAATTTCAAACCGTATAAAAAATAAATTAGATGTATATGATAGACCTAATAATACTATGATTAATATACCCATTGAAGATAATAATAATTTGCCACCAAAATATTACCTATATTTAACAAAATATTATACAAATAATATTCAAACATAAAATCAAATTTAATAAAATATTCTAATTTAAGAGATGATATATGTCATTTTGAAAACTATGATAATTACATTACAAAATAGTCACAATCAAATAATTAACTAACATGAAAAATAATATAATTTAATTTTTAAATTATATATTATATATTATTTTTCCGTTGAAAAAAAGAACACCTGAAATAGTCGTCCATTTTCCTTCAAATTACCAAAATAATCCAACGACATATGAAACCTTTTAGAATTAAACAAAATCAAACGGTTAAATAGATTACCTACTTTATCGACTTGTTCCCATCGCGTCATATCTTGGCAAAAAGCGTCAATCTCTGCTTTGTTATCCATTATTTTCATATCTGATTCATATGTGGTGCCGTCTTTATATTTGTAAAATCCAGTTCCAGCACTTACTGGCGCATCCGGCGTCATATATAAAACACCCGCCCAATTATTGAAACCGTCGACGTGTATCCAAGACCGGTCTCTACTGGTAGTATATTGAAACGCCCCATTGTAAATATTATTGTCATCTTTATTGGTTTCATCCGGCATCGGGAATTCGGTTATTTTGCCACCAAATGGCGTAATGTATTCTTGGATAATATCCTTTAAATGATTATTCGCAAATGAGCGTGTGCGTTGTCCAGGATAGTTGCCGCGCACTTTGAATTCCTGGGTTAATATAAAATTCCGTGTTTCCATCGCATTATTGTAAAAATTATCTATTATGATAAGTCCACACGATGGCGTTCGTTTGCTTATATTTTCGGCAAGTAGTAACTGTTTATTATTGTTATCCTTAGTATTATCTTCTTTTTTATTTTGTTGAATATTAATACTTTCTACAAATTCCATTTTTGATAATTTAAATATTACATAGTATTTAAATTATTATTTTTAATATTTTTATTCTATAACTAATAAACATAGTCAACACAATGAAAATAAATATCAACCTTCTAAAAATATTTTGTTACGTTAATAGTAACATTTTAAGAGGGTAAATTTGCTAAACAGAGCATTATGGTGCCCAAACTTGCCACATTATACTTCACAACCAGCGGCAAATCATTTTCCAAGTAGACTTCAATTTGAGAACAAAGATTGGTACATTTAATAAAATATCCAAGGTTCTTTAGAGAGAATTCGCCCTGAATAATTTTAGAAGAATCTTGCTTCAAAACAAATCCCATACTTCCGTCAGATTCAGCGCGATGAATTTCTGCCGAAGCAAATTGTCCAGAGCATTTAAATATGAGTTCATTTCCGACCGATTTTATTTCCAATTTATCAGAAATACAAGACAAATCGCGAATAATTTTCTGGAAATCCGCGGAAGGCAACGTGATAATAGATGAGAACTTAACATCTGGATACTCTAATTCTTCTTGGTCGGGTTCAATTAAACGCAACTTTTGTGTTTTGCATTGTTTAATTTCGCCATTTTCAAACTTTAGCGCCAAGTGAGAAACAACTCCGTCAACATAATCCGCGTTTTCAATATAGATGGTTAATGTATCATCATTATCAATCGAATTAATTAATTTAAACAAGTGAAACATATTGACACCAATAATAATTTTCTCCTTTTTACACTCATAGAATTCGAAATTTTGCGCGGCTAAATGAAGATGAGCCAAAATAGTATGCGATTTATCCATGTTAATGATTCGAATACCATCATGACCAAAAGTGATATTAGTTTCTAATAAAATATCCTTTAGGGCCGTCATCAATGTTCTAAATGGCGCAATTTGCACAGTTTTAATTGTTAAAACATTTCCATCGGTAACACATTGCGTTTGATTTTTGGATTTATCTGTAAAAGTAGACATTATACTTAGTTTTTAATTTAAATCTTTAAATACTTATGGATTTAAATTATTTTATTAAATGTCCAATTTCTAATATAAAATATTCCCGAATCTCTTAACCATTTTACATATTTTTTATCAATTCTTGTGTTTCAATATCGATATTACTCATTATATTTTCGAGTGATTTTACATTGTTAGCGGCCATTTTATCATTTGTTAAAAAACTAATTAAATCCAATATTATCTTTATTTTCTCTTTTGACCATTGATTATTCAATTTGTCGATTACTTCATTATTGTATAAAATTGTCATATTGTCTTTACAAAATATATTCTCATTGTAAATTTGTTCAACAAAATTATTGATGATAATGTAATAATAATTCAAACATAAACAAATCGTTGAATATTCTTTATAGGTTTCTTTTAGTTTCTCGATGCCTACTTGAGCACATTTGAATAAACTTTTGATTCGCGGTGTTGCTTCGACATACTCCTTTTTTAAAAAATGTTGACACGCCGCGTGTATTGGATTATACATGTATTGTAGATCGGATTTATTTGTATTTAGAACATATCGGCAAAATGCTTGAAACACACCGGGTTCTTGGAAAAAAATAACGTTGTTTTGTATTAATACTTTTGTTCCATTTGGTTTGTTACTAATAATCGCCAATTTAATTATGACGGAAAGAGGGTCTAAAATAAACAATTTAACATTATCATTTGTGTTGTTTTCTGACATTATTTCTTTATTTATATTATAAAAATATATTTAATATATATTTTTTTATATAATTTTTTATATATTTTTTTATTTATTTCCAAACATTGTTATTTTTTTCACATAGTATCCAATCACTAACTATTTTATAATCTAATATATGGTCTTTTTCAGAAAGTGTATAAGATTCTGCCGCACTTGTAATAAAACCACTACCCATAAAGTGAAATCCAGTATATTCACTTGGTATAAGATGAATTTTGTATGCGCCTGGAGGCATATCTATTCTGCGAATTTGATTGACATTAATTAGACAATTTGTTAGTTTAAGAAATCGCGCTGACATTTTATTCTATTTAGTATATCATTTACATTTAAGTAAATTTGATATAATGATATGTTTCACACTTATTATAATTTACATCATATAAAAACTTATTAAAGAGAACTTCTTATATAATATTTAATATGTCTGAATATACAAATATTACAACAAATACAACAAATAATGACGACTTAAAATCCAAATGTTTTGACGCGATAAACGAATTATTTGAAAAATATAAAGACCACACCTATATGTTACAACGAATACATACCCATGTTGTCAATTATTTGCCAAATTCCTTAACCAATGAATGTAAACAACACGAAGACCGTCTAATTCGCAACAATTATTTAACAAATGAACAGCAAATTTTTATCCAAGTGTTCCTCAGTAAAAACCAGTATTTTTACTTATCAAGCAACAATTTCTTTTACGAATATAACGGCACAAATTTTTTGATTGTTAAAGAAGACGATATTATTCACAAACTTTTATCTAGTATTTCCAAAGACCGAGTGCTTATGCAATGGAAACATAAAACAAAATTAAATATTATTAAGCAAATTCGTGAACGTTCTCTCTTCACTTGTATTCCTGAAACTGACACTATTCAAGACATACTAAATCATTTATATCCATCCATTTTTACAAGTAAGAACAGTGCCAAATATTTTTTGACAATTATTGGCGATAATATTTTAAAAAAGAATCAACATTTGATATTTTTGGTGAGTCCGCAAATGAAAAAACTCCTTACCGAGATTGATAATATTGCGTTTGGATCTATTGGAACAAATAACGCTACTCATAATTTTATGACTAAGTATCATGAGAATCATTCTTATGAAAATTGTCGACTAATCAAGATGAATGAGAGTTTCTCAAATAATGTTTGGAGAGAAATCCTGAAAAAAATAGGTTTGGATCTACTTTGTGTAGCTGTTCATTATTCAAAACGTTACGAAAATTCCGATAAATTTATTGAAAACAAATATGACGAAGAAATTAAAAATTATGCATATTATTTGAAAAATTCTACTCCAAATGTTGTCGTTTTCGATTTTTGTAATAAATATATAATAAGTGGTTCAAATGGTATTGAAATTGAATGGAAAAATCTACATTTTCTTTGGAAACAATTTCTCTCTACTTCCGATTTACCAAACATAATTTATTCTAATTCTTTAAAGAATATACTTAAAGAAACGTATAATTATAATGAAACTAGTGACACATTTATTGGAATAACAAGTAAGTATTTACCAATTCAAAGTGATTTCATTAAGTTTTGGGAAAGTTCGGTTCAGGTTATTGACGCAAATGATTATTTACAAGCATTTAATTACGAACTAGAAATTGACGAAATATGTTCTCTCTTTAAATCTTGGACAAAATCTAAATCTTCAACAGATATTGTTTCTAGTAATGGCAACATATCAGAGGAAAATGTGGTTAAAATATTGAAACACTTCTTCCCAAATATAGAAATTCTTGAAGACAAATATGTGCTAAATGTTACATGTGCATTATGGGATAAAAATAGCGAAATCGAACAATCGTTTGAATATATTAAAACACAAATTAAAAATAATACTGAAATACAAGCGTTGATTTCATTTGATGACGCGTATAATCATTATTATAAATATTGTAATGTGAATTCATATAAGACATCAGTTGTAAGCAAGCGTTATTTTGAAAAATATTTGTATTTTAAATTGTCAGAATATATTGTTTATGAAAAATTTATTGAAGCAAGTTGGGTAAATAATTAACTCTCTTTGAAAATTATAATGTTACGTATTATCATTATAATTTTTTATAATATTATCTTAACTTTTTACAGTTAATTTAACTTGATGCGTTTCCGGCAACAAATTGAAGGTTAACACCACTTGTTCCTACACCTTGACCATCATAATTAGAAGGACTTAAAGCATGCATACCGCCTCTCATTTTGCGACTACCTTTGCGTCCTTTTTTCATCGATTTACCCTTTTTAATAAAACCAAAGTGACCCTTCTTGGTCAAAAAACCAGCCTTAACAAGTCTCTTCTCTTTCTTGGCGCTCATATGTTTTGCTTTAGAAACAATGCGTCCCGATTTGTTTTGCATCAAGTCAGATTTGCAAAGACCACCCGTTGTTTTATAAGCAGTGCCGTGCCAAACTTGGGCGCGAGTGCCAATCAAAACATCAAATGTTCTACCAGCAACAGAATATTTACCAGTTGACGTTCTTGAAAATTTTGTCATATTATAAATTTAAGTGAGAAAAAAATATAATTCTCGGTTAACTATTATTATAAAACGCACGAATTAAAATCTGTTTTTTGGTGGCATTCCGCTCCCTCCTGGAGTCCCTTGTGGATTTCCTAGATAATTCAAATTTAACGGTTCTCCTAAATAAAAACTACCATACTGTGTAGAACCTCCTAAACTTGTACGTATTATATGAGAATACCATATTTTACGAGGAACTTTATATGAACTTGAACTGGAACCTGGAACCTCTTTATTATAACTGTCCGGTATACATGAACAATTAATGTTATTTGTATTTGGGTAAATAGCATTCAATTGCGCTACATATTGAATCATTCTTGAAGAATTTGAATTATTACCTGGTGTAAATTTTCTTGTTGACATTTTATATTATTTTATATTATTTTATTAGTTTATTAGTTTTACAAATTACCAAATATTTTTCAAAGTAAAATAAAATTGAAATTATTTAAAAGGTAATTATTAAATAATATAATTATAGACACAATGAACACTGAAGACACTAATCTTGCAAATAAATATCAACAGAAGACTGATAAGCAGCATATCTTGGATAATCCGGATACGTATATTGGCTCTGTTGAAAAAATAGATTCTCAACAATGGATCTTAAGTGATGATAACTCCAAAATTTTTGAGAAAAATATTGAATATGTGCCTGGATTATTTAAACTTTTCGATGAAGGTGTTGTTAACGCTCGTGACCACTCTGTAAGAATGGCGCAAGCAATCGCAAATGACCAAGACAACGCTTTACCTGTAACCAATATTGAAATTACAATTGAAGACGATGGCACGATTATTATGTTAAATGATGGCAACGGTATTGATGTTGCCGAACATCCTGAACACAAAATATGGATTCCTGAATTGATTTTTGGTCATCTCAGAACATCCACCAATTACGATAAAACCGAAAAGAAAATCGTTGGTGGTAAGAACGGTTTTGGTTTCAAACTTGTATTAATTTGGTCTACTTATGGTTCTGTCGAAACAGTCGACCATATTCGCGGTCTTAAATACAGACAAGAATTCAAAAACAACTTGGACGAAATCTGCAAACCGTCAATTACCAAATGTAAAAACAAACCTTACACCAAAATAACGTTTAAACCTGATTATACACGTCTAGGTCTTAGCGGTCTTAGTCCTGATACAATCTCACTTTTGCGAAAGCGCGTTTATGATATCGCTGCTGTAACTGATAAAAGTTTAAAGGTAAAATATAATTCAACACTAGTTCCCATCAAGAATTTCCAACAATACATTGATTTATATATTGGTGATAAGAGTGATGTGCCGCGTGTATATGAAGATTGTAACGGAAGATGGGAATATGCGGTTGCTTTAACGCCAAATAATGAATTTACTCAAGTGTCGTTTGTCAATGGCATCCATACAGCAAAAGGCGGCAAACATGTTGAATACATATTAGGTCAAATCACGCGAAAATTATGCGAGTTTATTGAAAAGAAGAAAAAGGTCAAGGTGAATCCAAACTCAATCAAAGAACAATTAATCTTGTTTTTAAGATGCGACATTGAAAATCCCGCGTTTGACAGTCAAACCAAGGATTATATGAACACACCTTCTTCTAAATTCGGTTCAAAGTGTGACGTCAGCGATAAGTTTATTGAAAAGGTTGCGAAAATGGGTGTGATGGATGCCGCGCTACAATTAACCGAAGTAAAGGAAAACAAGGCCGCCAAAAAGACAGATGGTATTAAATCGAAATCTGTACGCGGCATTCCAAAATTGACAGACGCGAATTGGGCGGGCACTGAAAAATCCAAGGATTGTGTTGTCATATTTTGCGAAGGTGATTCAGCCAAAGCAGGTATTATTTCTGGTTTATCATCCGAAGACCGTAATACAATTGGCGTTTATCCTTTGAAAGGCAAACTCTTAAATGTAAGAGGCGAAACCGTAAAAAGAATTTCTGAAAACAATGAAATTGCCGAAATCAAGAAAATATTGGGTTTGGAAACTGGTAAAAAATACGAAACAATTGAAGACGTAAATAAACATCTTCGGTATGGTAAGGTTTTATTCTTGACTGATCAGGATTTGGACGGAAGTCATATAAAAGGGTTGTGTATTAATTTATTCCAATCCGAGTGGCCGTCGTTGGTCGAGATCCCAGGATTCATTGGTTTTATGAATACTCCCATCTTAAAAGCCAAGAAGGGCGACGCCGAAATGAATTTCTATAATGACGGCGAATATGAAGAATGGAAAGAAAAAAGCGATATTAAGGGTTGGAAAATTAAATATTACAAGGGTTTAGGCACCAGCACTGGTAAGGAATTTCGTGAATATTTTGAAAATAAGAAGATTGTTGGTTTTACAATGTCCGAAAAGAGTGACGACACAATTGATATGGTTTTCAATAAGAAACGCGCTGATGATAGAAAGGATTGGTTAAAATTATATGATAGAAGCAGTTTTATAGATACGTCAAAACAAAATATAACATATGATGAGTTTATTCATAAAGAGTTAATCCACTTCTCCAAATATGATTGTGACCGAAGTATCCCCAACTTGATGGACGGTCTCAAAATATCATTGCGCAAGATTTTGTATTCCGCGTTTAAGAAAAATCTGACAAATGAAATTAAAGTTGCGCAGTTTTCAGGATATGTTTCTGAGCATTCAGGATATCATCACGGCGAGGCCAGTTTAAACGCGGCAATTGTTGGTATGGCGCAAAACTTTGTCGGTTCAAATAATATTAATTTGTTTATGCCGAATGGTCAATTTGGCACTCGGTTGCAAGGCGGTAAAGATAGTGCGTCGGAAAGATATATATTCACTCAACTTAACAAAATCACTCGGACTTTATTTCCGGCACACGACGATCATATTTTGACATATTTGAATGATGATGGACTATTAGTGGAACCGATTTATTACGCACCGATTATTCCAATGATTCTTGTCAACGGTTCCAAAGGAATTGGCACAGGTTTCAGCACAGATATTATGTGTTACAATCCGATTCAAATTATTCAATATATTAAAAATAAGTTATCATTATCATTATCAGAAACAAACAATGGCGGAGAATTTATTCCGTTTTATGATGGATTCAAAGGTCAAATCACAAAACTTAGTGATGATAAATTCTTGATCAAAGGTTTATATGAGAAGACTGGTGCTGACACTATCCGAGTCACTGAACTACCAGTAGGTTTTTGGACGGAGGATTTCAAAGAACTACTTGAGAAACTAATTGAACCCGGGCAAGATAAAGAAGGTAAAAAAATTGTATCTGTGGTTAAGGATTATGATGATATGAGCAAAGACACCAATGTTGATTTTACGATTACGTTTGCGAAAGGTAAGTTGGAAGAATTAGAACAATCCAAAGGCGATTATGCTTGTAACGGTCTTGAAAAACTATTGAAGTTATATACGACTAATACGACTACGAATATGCATTTATTTGACGCAGATGATAAGTTACAAAAGTATGAGAAAATATCTGATATAATTGACGCTTATTATGATGAAAGGTTAAAATTATATCAAACTAGAAAGGATTATATGATCGACGCAATTGAAAAGGAACTTGTATTGTTATCGAACAAAGCCAAGTATATTCAAGAAAACTTGGACGGCACAATTGATTTGAGAAAAAAGAAGAAGGAACAAGTGTTGACAATGCTACAAGGTAAAGGTTATGACATTATTGATGATGATGTCGAATATAAATATTTGACCAAGATGCCAATGGACTCGGTGACGGAGGAAAATGTCGAAAAGTTGCTTAAGGAGAAGGGAACTAAAGAACAAGATTTGAATGTAATTAAAAGCACAAGTATCAATCAAATGTGGTCTTCAGAATTAGACAATTTATTAGAACAATATTTGGAATATAAGGAAACTAGACAAAGACTCATGGACGGCGAAGATACCAAATTGAAGAAAAAGAAGGTTGTTAGCAAAGGTAAAAAGGTCACAAAGAACTTGGTTGTTTCTGATGAATAAATAGTTTTCAAGTGATAACAATGAAGTTAACATCTCATTGCTAGTTGACGCCATAATTTTACAAGCATATTGCTAATATATTTATTAATTTCTTCGTTGACACCTATACTTTCAACTAATTTATTATATTTTTTTTCAAGTTTTGAATTATTCACAAATGATTTATATATATGTATTTTGTATTCGTTATCTGTTAAATCGCGAGTTGGCATTCCAGATATTTCACCATTTTTAATACAATGATCTCTTGGTAGATTTTCTAAAAATGATAACGTAACTTTAGTATTTTCTAAAACATAATCCCACGCCATATCACATTTTTCACAAACAACTAAATATTCTGGTTCTTTTTTACTGGTTCTAATATCATTGCGCTCAATTTGTAAGTTGTTATTACACTCGGGACACAATTCAACGCATAGCAAAGATGTTATGCTTTTATTAAAGCAATTGCGTTGTCCTTCATTTAAACATCTCGTTATACACGCGATTGATACATATTGGTGCGGTTTTATATTAATTATATAATGTTGAATCGATTCCAAGTCCTTTATTTTTTCTTCTAATTCTTCGTCGGTTCCCTGAAAATTTTCTCCAGGGCAGACATTTGCAAAATGTCCTTTCTCACCACACTTATAACAACAATCTGAAACACTTTTAAATTCGTGTTCTAATGATTTTATTTGCCATTCGTCCAAAACTATTTTGGTATATGAACCGCCACGAACGTTGTCTATGCCGTATTTCATCATATATTTTTTAGTAAGTGTATCTTCTTCAAATTGGTTATCGGATTGTTGTTGTTCTATTATTTTTACAGGTTTATACATTGAAGTCCATTCGGAACCATTATCGTTTTTATGCTCTTCAAACCTTGTTGAAACATCTCTTGATGTTTTTCCAATATAGTATTTACTTGAATCTAATTCTAATGCGTAAATGTTCATTTCTGTAGTTTATAAAATTTATTAATTTTATAAATTTAATTTCAATTTTATTAAATAAACAATATTTGGTTTCTTTAGCATTATATAAAGTTTACTATATTTAACAAAATACTTAAATATGTTTGGCGCTACCTTTTTTAAAGGTAGTTTTGGATCAACCTTTTTTAAAGGTTGAAAAAGGTAACTTAGAACCAAGTTTTGAATTCCAATTCTCGGTCAGTGTTACTTGCCATAACCGGATGCGCAATTGGCACCACTAATGTACTAGCATCATCAAGATATTTCATATAACCTTGAGCCTCACTATAAACTTGTTGAATGCAATAGTTTAAGACAATTTTGTTTAATTCTACAATTTGCTCAGTAATATTATTTGGTTGATTTACAGAATTTTGTAAATAAACACTTCGCATAACAATTTTTAAAGAATCGCAATCTTGAGGACCAATTGTATATTGACCATTTGATTTCTGATAAACACCTGCGCGTATTCCATTTTGTATGATTCTAATATTTTGTTGAGAGAAAAATGAGTCAGACAATTGACTATCTGTAAATAACCCTCCGGTTGGGTTCCTAAATGTAGCACACTGGTTTGCTGGTATTTTATCATACAATTCAAATAAAGTAGAAGTATTCGGCGACTTAATATCTACACGTCCATTATTTGTTTTATTCATTTATATTACACTTATAGAAAAAAAATATGTTTATTTTATATAACAATGGAAGGATTTCAAAAAACTGTTTTAATTGTTGCTATAATTATTTTAATTATTACATTAATAGTTATTGGCGTCGCTCTTTCTAAAAAAAGTGCTGAGATTGGTTGGCCTCCAATGGTTCCTCAATGTCCAGATTATTGGACAATTGATGGTTCAGGTAACAACGCTATTTGTGTTAATGTAAAAGATTTAGGAACTTGTAAAAGTGTTGGTAGCAAACACAAAACAATGAATTTTAATACGTCTGAATTTACTGGGTCGCAAGGAACTTGTAATAAATACAATTGGGCAACAAATTGCAATGTTTCATGGGATGGTATAACATACGGCGTAAGCAATCCTTGTCAACAAGGATAAAATAAATTATAAATTATAAATTATAAATTATAAATTATAAATTATAAATTATAAATTTCTTTAAACATAAAAAGAATTTCATTTATATATCTAATAAATGGACAAACTAAAAATAAACACTATTTTAAATAGAGATGAAAAAGCAAACGACGTTAAAAATATATTAAAATCTTTTGAGCAAAATAAAAACAACTTGTTATTTAAAAAAGGCATTTATATTTATGGTGACCCAGGTACTGGTAAAACAACATTTGTTACCAATATTTTAAAAGAATTAGATTATGATATTATTAAGTATGATGCAGGTGACATTCGTAATACATCTATTATTGAAGATATCACAAAACATAACATGTCTGATAAAAATATTATGAGTATTTTTAATAAAAAAGTGAAAAAAATTGCCATCATAATGGATGAAATTGATGGAATGAATAATGGCGACAAAGGCGGTATTAATACGTTAATAAAACTTATACGACCCAAAAAAACAAAAAAACAAAAATTAGAAGAAATTACTATGAATCCTATTATTTGTATAGGTAATTATCGTGTCGATAAAAAAATTAAAGAATTGATGAAGGTTTGTAATATAGTTGAACTCAATACTCCAACAAATACACAAATTGATCACATTGTTCACTCCTTATTTGTTAATGTTGACGCAAATATAAAAAATAAAATAACCATTTTTACCCAAGGTGATTTGAGAAAAATAAATAATACTTATAAACTTTATGTTAATAAACCTATGTTTTTTACAGATGATGTAATAGAACAATTATTTCAAATTAAGTCATATAATGATGACACCAAAAAAATAACAAATAAACTTATTAAAAATTATTATAATATAAAAGAACATAATAATATTATGAACGAAACCGATAGGACCAGTGTTGGTTTATTATGGCATGAAAATATCATAGATGTTATTGAAAAATATAATAAGAATATATCGGTTCCTTTTTATATCAATCAATTGAACAATATTTGTTTTGCGGATTACATTGATAGGACTACATTTCAAAAGCAAATATGGCAGTTTAATGAAATGAGTTCTTTAATAAAGACATTTAAAAATAATAAAATGTATCACGAATATTTAAATGACAAAAATGATAACAATAATATTGAAATAAGATTCACAAAGGTGTTAACAAAATATTCAACTGAATATAACAACTCCCTATTTATTCAGAAATTATGTCAAAAATTAGGCATGGATAAAAAAGATATGTTTGGTTACTTTATTGATTTGAAAAATAAATATGATGATAATGAAATTTTTATGCTTTTTGAAAATTATGAAATAACTAAATTGGATATTAATAGAATTTATCGATATTTGGAAAAATATACAAAGGAAAACGCTGCTGGAACTATTGATAAGGAAATTGAAATAGAGGATGAGAATGAAGATGACGAAATTGCAGCAGAAGAATAAGTTTTCTAATTTTGTTTTACAAAATAATATTTTAATTTTACAAAATATTATTTATACTGTGACATTATTTATACTGTGACATTATTTATACTTTATTTTTCATCTGATAAATCAATTTATCCCTTTTAATATTCCAAATATTTACAACATCTTCACCTACTGCGTTATGTAAATATTTCGCATAATGAATCGGAGATGTAAAATACAACATCGCCAATTTATTTTTACCATTACAATCACCATTCGCCAATCTAACCGAAAAAAATAGGTTTTCATAATTACTACCAACTCTATATTTATAGTACTCTCCGGTTTCGGCATTTCTTATTCTTGATCCTACATCTCCACTAGTGTAAACACCGATTCGTTTCTTTTTATATGTAACAACCCCTTTGCGTTCAAAGGGCGCCGTTCTGATAATTTCGTGAAAGTTCTTATCAATGTTTTTAAATTCATTACTATTATAATTCTCAGGTTCATTATCGTCAGACATTTCTGTTTGTATATACTATATTATATAACATCTTTTTAAGTATGTTTTATAATTTCATTATTTTATAAATACATATATTCTATTATAATACCTATATTCTATTATAATACCTAATTTTGTTGCGCTGTTAAAACTTGTTTTTTTAACTGTATTTGTTCCGTTATTAATTGTCTCATTTTATCTTCCAAATATTTAACCTTGTCCTTTAATTGATTATTTTCTAATGTCATTTCTTGGATCATAATTGTCATATTGTTTATTTTATTTTGAACTTCTTCAGGATTTGCACCTGATATTTTTCTTACAAAATTATTATATTCTATTTGTTGTTTAGCCATCTTCTCTCTTTTTTCTCTCATTTCTACTATTTGTTTTGTCACATCTGGTTTATTTTCTGGAGAACCCGGCGCATAATCCTCTAATAATTGGTTAATGTCTTCCATAAAGAACTTTAATACATCAGGTTCTTTTACAATTTCAGACGGTGTTATAGTTAATTCTTTAATAAAAGGACTCGGCAATTGCTTCAATAATTCCTTTTTGTCAAATGAGTTATGATTATGTGAAAACACTAATATTGATTTGTTTGGATCTAATTGTGCAAACGGTATTGTATAATCTTTTAAGAATTTTTTTTCTTCAGCAACTGACGCGGTCTCGTCAAATTTCGTTTGTTTAAGCAACTCTCTTCTAAAAGCAAAGGTTGCCGCTGTTGCGTGATTTGCATTATACGGACCAAATTGATACATTTTATTTATGTGTTTAAAATATATATACATGGCACTGGATCCAACACACAATGCTTTCGGGTTTTTAATCAACGTGTCAACTGCGTGACTAACTCTGTCCGATGGATAATAATCGTCATCGTCCATATAAATAATTATATCACCTTTCGCCTTTTCATTTGTTATGTTTCTTTTTTTACCAAGTGTCATTTTTTCATCGTATTTAAAATATTTTACTTGAGGTATGTGTGACACAAGGTCTTCAATTTTATCTGTTCCATCGTCGACAATAATCCATTCTATCTTATCCATTGGATATGTTTGATTTTCAAAACATTTTATTATAATTGGAATAAATGGGCGTCTATTAAATGTCGGCGTACAAATGCTAACAAACGGTTCTTTACTTAGTTTTTTCATTATATAATTAAATACAAAAATATATTTATATTGTATTTAATTTTATTTAATTTTTGTTTAATTTTATTTAATTTTTGTTTAATTTTTGTTTAATTTTTGTTTAATTTTTGTTTAATTTTTGTTTAATTTTTATTTAATTTTTATTTAATTTTTATTTAATTTTATTTTTTTAGACCTTTCAACTCTTTCCCTATATTACCACTATTAAACCAATTTTTTATTGCTCCTCCTACATATACCGAAGTATTTTTGGTTTTTTTAGCACTTCCTAAAGTCTTTTTCGCTTGGTCATAACTTACTAAAGGTGTCATATTTTCTTTATTTACTGGAACAAATAAAGGGATATTTATTACATTAAAATATATTAGACCCAATATTATTATTGAAATTATACCAGAAGTTGTACCTAACTTTGAAAAATCCAAACTTATTATAAATAAAATTATAACACATATTAAGGGTAGTTTATAATATTTAAACATATCAGATATTAAATTTAACAATGTATATATTTTATGATTCATTTCTGATTTATATGTTAATAATGAAATTATCAAAATACACATTAATAAAAACGATAAAAAGAAAAATACCGGCATTGTAAATAAAAACCCAAGACCAAAAATAATTACTAACCAAATTGCTATTAAATAATTTATAGGCGTTGTAATTTTTGTGTTTTCCCATTTTGGTGTAGAATGTGTATATGATTTAAAAAACCAACCCATATTAGAAAACCATAAGTAAATCAAATATATATTATTACATAAAAAACCTATAGACATTGCACATACAAATATTATAGGACCAAATAATATTATTAATATTTCTGGCAAACCATGTAACAAATTCAAAAACTTATTTAAAAAAATGTAGTAAAATTGTGATATAGATGCTGTAATCGATAAAAAGTATTGTAATAAAAATGAACTAGAACTATCTTGTTGTTCACTTATCATATCAAATAATTCATTTGAAGAATTATATGAATCATACGGAAACTGTATTTTTTTCGACATTTTTTCATTTCCAATTGTAGTAGGAAAAATATTGATATCCACTGGTTTCACATATAACGGTTTCTCGAATGCTCCTTCCGTTGGTATTATATTTGATTGCGCTAATTTACAACCAAATAATACCAAACCACCTGCTGAAAAATATAATATTAAAAATATTACAATGATTATCACAGACGATATCCAACTTTTCGTTTTTGAAACATAATCTTTATCTATATTTAATGTTTCCGCCTTTTTATCATCAATTGCTGATGTATCGGTTGTAGTTGTATCTGACATAATTACTTATATTTAAATGATATAAAATTTATTTACACTAATATTTATTTACTAAATTACTCTTTTGGTTTTTATATTAATTAATAATATATATGGAAAATCAATATTATATATTTTTAGCAGTTATGGTTTTTCTATTAATATTGATATTTAAATGGATTGATTATCTTTCATTAAATAATTATATTGTAGAATCTTTTCAACAGCAAAATAATTCCACAAGTCATAGTGTTGATTTGCCCTTAACCACCACTTATAGTTGTAGCAATTTTTGCGGTCCGAAATCTACATGTGCTAAAACCGGGCAACAATGTTTTAGTGATGTCGACTGTCCCGGTTGCCAACCTTTATCAAAAAATTACAACTATTATATAACACAACCGAACCAGAATGAAAACACGATTGTAGGAGATAACGCTGCTGGAAAACTGACATTTGGTCAGACGCCACAATATTCTGGTTTGACATCAGATATGGGAACAAAAGCGTTGCCGTTTTTAGATAAAGAATTCTCGAAAACATTGACGCCGACATTTGGAGTAAATACTTGGCGGTCAAGTTTTGACGCTGAACAGAAACTGTTTGACAAAAGATATAAACCTCCATCTAATTTAGAAAATATGCCGTCTTATTCGCCTCGTTATAGCGTTACTGGTGATTTTATTGAAAATGGACCGTTGCCTTCTAATGCGTTGCTATAATTTTAGTTGTTTTTGTGAATTATTTTTTTGTTAAAAAAAAATAATATTTAGTATTCTTATAAATGCCGACATACACAAAATCTGGTGTAAACTACTCCTATGAAGTAGGTACTGGTGTTGCTTCCGTTGCTTCTTCTCCTTCCGCTACTGGTACTGTAACAATTTTATCCAGTTTCGTAAATGGCGCTACATATAATGTTACAAGCATTGGTAATGATGCGTTCGCAAGTTGCTCTGGTTTAACAAGTGTTACTATTCCTAGTTCAGTGACAAGCATTGGTTTAAATGCGTTCGCAAGTTGCTATGGTTTAACAAGTATTACTATTCCTGCGACAGTGACAAGCATTGGTGATAATGCGTTCGCAAGTTGCTCTGGTTTAACAAGTGTTACTATTCCTAGTTCAGTGACAAGCATTGGTGCTTCTGCGTTTAAAAGTTGTACTGGTTTAACAAGTATTTCAATTCCTGCGTCAGTGACAAGTATTGGTTTAAATGCGTTCAAAAGCACTGGTTTAACAAGGATTACTATGAACGCTTATATAAGTAATTTTAGTTCAGTATTTACTGGTTCAAACAATGTGAATCAAGTTATATTTGATTATGTTGGGTCAATTCCTGATGGAGCGTGTATTAATAGAACTTTAATTACTAGTGTTACAATTGGTTCTGGTGTTACAAGTATTGGCGTTTCTGCGTTCCAAAGCACTGGTTTAACAAGTATTTCAATTCCTGCGGCAGTGACAAGCATTGGCGCTAGTGCGTTTGATACTTCATCTTTGACATCAGTTATATTTTTGGGCACTATACTACCAGACATTGCTGAAGCAAATTTTCCAAACGAGTCTGATACTGCTTATGTACTTGCTGGAACAGATACCTCAAGTTTAACAATGTTTACAAACTTTGGTCCTTATGTTCCTCCTTATGTTCCTCCTCATGTTCCTCCTGGTTCTGGTACGGGTTCTTCTACTACTGGTACGGGTTCTTCTACTACTGGTACGGGTTCTTCTACTACTGGTACGGGTTCTTCTACTACTGGTACGGGTTCTTCTACTACTGGTTCTGGATCTGGTTTTACCCCTCCTACTCCTCCTGCTCCCATTTATGCTCCCCAAGATTTCTACCTTGTAGAAGACTTTAGTTGCAATGCCACTGGTGTTACAAAAGCACTTTTTGACGCTGCTGCCACTCCTGATGTTTCTGGAAACTTCCCCAACAAAGCAGAAATTCTCGTTTCTAAAACGGTTGTTCAAGAGTTATTCCAATACTGGACTGATTCTATTGATATGACTGATGTTTCCGCCAATGATATCCTTTACAGAGTTTATTACAACGCTGCTGATTCTTCCAATGCTCCCTTGTCGCCTCTCTTTGTTTCCGGTGCCATTGTTACCGCAACTGATCCCAACACAAACCCTTACAACTTGAACAGACGTTACCTTCCTCAAGATTATTTGAGATACCTTGCTTTGAAATTATTCAATACAACCAAGGGTGTTGATTTGTTTGCCAATGAAATAAATGTCTTAATGTCTGTCGATGAACGTTGCAAAGTTGCTTTGAATGCCAGACTCTCCGCTTTAACTGGTGAGACACCCGGTGCCATTGCTCGTGACCGATCCGATTTTAAGGTCACAATGAATGTTACAAGTCCTGATGGTCCTGGCACCATAATTGCCGGCACTCTCGATACCACTGCCAATCCCAGTAAGAAAATATTGAGACAAATCATGCAAAACGATCCTCAAAGACTCGATCTTACAGGTGCTGCTTTTGATTCTGATGCTTCTGGTAACTGGTATAAGATGCCATTTGTTGCTGGTGATAAATTGTATTTCCCTATTACAATTACTTCACCTGCTAACCAATCGTTATTGGTGGGTCCTCGTTCTGTAAACATTGATGAGAGAACATATTTGATCAAATGCATTGTTACCGATTCTCCCCTTACTTCGACCCCGGGTCCCGATGGTTCCACATCGAACCAATTGTATTCGGTTTAAACATTTTTTAAAGGTTAAATGGTTTAAATAAATAATTTTATTTAATTTTCACTATATAAAAATAATTCAATAATTCCATTTTCTTAAGTAGCGTATAATCTCTATTTAATTATGAGGTAGCGTATAATCTCTATTTAATTATGAGGTAGCGTATAACCTAGGTAGCGTATAACAATCCCGCATTGCCACCAACAAATATTACCATATTTACTCTTTCTTCTATAACATATAAATCATAATTATACTCATAAATGCGCCACGACGGTTTATTGACACCAATTATTTCCCCCGTATTTGGATTGCAAATTGTCAACACTTGGGCGTATGGGTCTACAGGTGGTTGTATTGTCACAAACTCAAATTCCACATTTGTGAATCTACTCATATTCATCGCGCCAGATGGTTGTAATGAATATGGAGACGTATCTAAACAAAAATTATAACAATATAAACCACTTGGAGCAAATCCAGCAGTTCTTGTGTATTTTTCAATATAATTGTACACGCCAACAGGCAACATATTTTCTCTATATTGTCCGTCTACTAAAATACCAAGCGATATCAAAATATTCTTCAAATTTTGCTGATTATAAACACTGGTAATTGATAATCCGGATAATGTGCCATCTGGATTTGTGCCTGGTCCTATTAATAATGGCGCCGGTCCAGAAGTGTCTGGGTTTTTAAAATCCCCATCAGCCGGTGCCGGAATAGTGTCTATCGGTTTGTAGTTATATGGCCAATTTGTGTAATTCGACCATTCATTCCTCAAATTAGCGTCACTCCTTTGAAAATAAAACATCCAACTGATAATCATACCAATCGAATCTAATTGTATCTTATTTTGACCTGTAACATTATAGTATGTTTTTTCATATATTTGTTTTATCAAATATTTCTGTTCATTCTTAGCAAATAAGTTTGCTTCATCATTAGAGAGAAAACAATAAGTACACATTAAATTTATATCAGCATTCCAATTTGTTCTTGTATCAACATAAGATGTTGGACCTAATGTTTCATCAGGCGGCGTTTGTAAAAATCTATAAAACTGCATATAATATTGATTAAAATTCGGCGCTACATAAGGGAAATTATTTGTATAATCCATTACATCGCGAATTCGGAATAGTTGATTAATTGGTTTAAATGTGATACTTATTTGTAATTCATTATATTGTAACGCTATCAAAGGGAACGCATTTTGAGTGTTTAATGTAAACCATGATCCCAAAGGAATATATAACGTCCTTCCCATAATAGAAGGTTGAGCACCTGCTGGATTAGAAGTGTAAAAGGCGTTTGGGTATGTATTCACGTGCGCCCCCGCATTTCCAGGATCATTCAATTCAGATATATTGCCAGTCATTTCATCAAATAACGCTCGTTTACTACCAGAAAAATCTCTTTGAACAGACGACAATATGTAACGTCCTGAATATTCTTGTAATTTTTGATTGCCGCAAGTAATTGTGATTCTATCAATCATTAAAGCGCCAATATTATCTATCCATTTGAATTCATATGGCGCCCAATCGGTATATATTGTGGTTCCGTCTGGTTGAACTACTGTTTGAGGAGGAAAAATCGGACTCCAAATTGTCGGCAAAGCAATCGAAACATAACAATCCATTAATAAATCCGCATAACGTTTAACCTTAAATACAAATGTTGATTCCGTTGTTAAATTTAATGTTGGCGTTCCTTCGTAATCCAATCTGAATTTTTGCATTCCAAAGTTTGTATATTTTTTATAAGTTGTTTTCCAAAAGGTCTTCTCTGGGTTTCCATTTAATATAATATTTTGCTGTCCTTCTGAAACAAGGTTTAATAATCCTCCGCCCATGCTATGTATAATATATACTTATAAATATTATTTAACTAATTTGATTAAATAATATATTAAAATTTTAAAAAATAAAAATAGCATTAATATATTAGATTAATGTCATCACCAATAAATCCTACCGATTATTTAAGCAAAATAAAACAAATGGATGAGTCATTTGTATCATATATAATTGTCATAACAATTTTCGTCATGATAATATTTATAATACTTTATATTATTTATTTAACTAAACTAGAGAGTAAGGAGTGTGATTATATGAATACTTTATATCCTTCGGTTGCCGGAAATATAAAACCGATTTCATCAAATGATAGTGATTGCTCTGGATGTTTCTATGATTATTATGTAAAAACTGCTTATAACGCTTGTTCGGGCGGTTCTTACAAAAACGATTTTGTCAGCACGTGCAATTTAAAAGCAGTTATAAAACAAGGCGTACGTTGTTTAGACTTTGAAATATATTCTCTTGACAATAACCCGGTTGTGGCGACAAGCACCCAAGATAGTTATTATGTTAAAGAAACCTTTAATTCAGTCAATTTTGCCGATGTAATGAATACAATTAATAGTTACGCTTTTTCAGGTGGAACTTGTCCAAACCCTACAGACCCAATTATAATTCATTTACGTATTAAAAGCAATAATCAAAATATATATACAAAAATGGCGGAAATTTTTAAATCATATGATTCAATGATGCTAGGTAAAGATTACAGTTTTGAAAGTAACGGTGTCAATTTAGGAATCACACCATTATTACAATTTCAAAACAAAATTATTTTGGTTGTAGAAAAAAAAAATAACGCCTTTTTAGAAAACATCGATTTTCTAGAATATGTTAATTTAACAAGTAATTCAGTATTTATGAGAGAATATAATTATTATGATGTAAAAAATAATCCAGATATTAATGAACTAACATCATACAATAGGAAAAATATGACAATTGTGTTTCCAGACAAAGGTTCTAATCCCCCAAACCCGAGTGGTCTTTTATGTAGAACATATGGTTGTCAAATGGTAGCAATGCGTTACCAATTTGTTGATAATTATCTGGAAGAAAACGCGCTATTTTTTGATCGCGCAGGTTATGCGTTTGCTTTGAAACCGTTGGCGCTGCGTTATGTACCAGTAACAATACCAGACCCTACCCCGCAAAATCCGGATTATAGTTACGCAACACGCACTGTTAGCAGCGATTATTATAGTTTCAATACATAACCACACAGAAATTAGGATTACTAGTTGGCAAGAGGTTCAAGAATCCTTAATAGACCGGTTTAGCGAAATAAAACCAGATGAACTACCAGAATGGGCGTCTAAAATGCTGAAAGTTTGGAAAAATCAAGAATAAAGAATTAAACATTTTTTAGGTATTTCAATTTTTATATTTTTTTTTAAAAAATTGAAAACAAATAATAATAATCTTGTAAAAGTATTTAATAATTTAACTAACCATATCTTTGAATACTATAATAAGATTTTAAAAATGGTATCACGCATCAACTTTTGGGTTCTTCGCCAAAATTATGGCGAAATCACAAATCAAACAGATATGAAAAAAATAATTACAAGTCAAAAAATAGTGACTTGCCCTTGGGGCGGTTGGGGAATACCAAGACAAAATGTTATAGACGGTATTTATAATGAAAATGTAACAGACATTTCAAGAAGAACATCTTGTGGTCAAGACCGAAAATTTGTAGAAGAAATGCGTGTAGGTGATATAGTTCTTATACCATTTAAAGGCAAGAAAGAATGCATTCTCGCGCGTATTACTTCTGATGTTGAATACGCGATTAATACTGGGTTGTATTGGAAAGAATATCAAGACGACAATAAGATTCGCATTTGCGATATAGTAGATGGAACCCACTTTAGACCAGTTGGTAGACATATCGAGATTATTAACGATAAATATGTCCCAAAATCTGCGGCAAATAGGATGTCTCTTAGTAAAATGAAGAAAATGAAGAACGATGTAATTTTAAGTTTAGGGTTATAATAATGTATAATATATACTTTAAAAAAGTATAGCAAAATAAAAATGTATATACTTTAAAAAAGTATAGCAAAATAAAAATGTATATACTTTAAAAAAGTATAGCAAAATAAAAATGTATAATATATACTTTAAAAAAGTATAGCAAAATAAAAATGTATAATATATACTTTAAAAAAGTATAGCAAAATAAAAATGTATAATATATACTTTAAAAAAGTATAGCAAAATAAAAATGTATAATATATAC